GATCCCGCAGGCGTGTTGCCAAGTGTTTGTTGTGATTCTGAAACGCTTGCCGTTTCTGTCCACCCCTGTCACTAGGTAAATGTCCCCTTGCAGATGCACCCAAACACTTTGCCCAGTGTTGTCTTTGCGGATAGGCGGGGGTAAATCTTCTAAATTCATTCCGATAAGCATAGTCATTTTTTCCTTTATGGATGGTTAAAAAGTTTCGCGCAACGCCGCCAAAACGGCGGCATCGTTTCGGGCCGTCAAGGCCGCAATAATGTTTGCTTGCTCAATCGCAAAGGCAGGATCAACCCCTGTTTCTAGGCAAGCGGTTAAAAATTCGTCTTGTGTCATAGTCATTTTTTCCTTTATTGGTTTAGTTAAGAATCTCTTTAAGGTCTAACAAGGCAATTAAGGTCCGCGCCCATTCAGCGGCGGCATCGTCTTTGCCGCAGTTTTTGTACGCTATAGCCTTGGCTAAGGCGCGGTTTATGGCTTGTCTGTCCATATTGTCAACAGTCATAGTCTTAACCTTTCAGTTGTGTTTAGTGTTCCTGCATTGTTAGCAGAATCCATACACCAAGTCAACTGTTTTTTTCAGCGTGTAAACCTTTGTTTTTGTTGCACAACGCAACAACCTTGACAAAACACACAAAAAAATGCTACAAAAAAGACATGAAAAAACCCCCACGCGCCCCCGTGCATTATAGTTTTGACATAGCTGCCACTATTTGCGATAGGCTGGCAAAGGGTGAGACTATCAACGCTATCTGTTCCCGCGGTGATCCCACGTTGCCAACCGCCGGCAGTTTTATGGCTTGGGTGGATACCTATCCAGAGATTAAGTCTTTGATCGCCGATACGGCGATTGACTCGGTTAGAGCAAGAAACCAGATAGCGGCAAGGCAATGGATAGCCTCTAAACTTCATTCCAAGAAGTACGGCGACCGTGTTCAGGTTGACATAGAACACAAAATATCCTTGACAGCGGCCCTTGAAAGCGCAAAAAACAGGGTATTGATACCTGATAGCCATACGATAAACGTCACACCGGATGAAAGCACAACAAAAACAGAGACTTACAAAAATTCTGGCCCTGATTATGAATCAGATGCACCTTGTCCGCCCTCCGACTGGTCCGACTCTTTCGGGGATGGGGGGGTGTAGGGGGGCGGGGGGGCGAAAAAATTTCCGGTCCTCAATCTTTAACGGTCCCTTCGAGCAAATTTTTTTTAATTTTTGAAAAAACAAGTCATTAAAATCACTACAAAGGACGTTTATGGCCACGAAATCGCCCTACTCCCCCAAAGACGACGAAGCGTTGATGCAACTCTTGTGGTCGCCCGAGATAGCCTATAACCCTTTGAACTTTGTCATGGCAGTATACCCATGGGGCCAGAAGGGCACACCCTTGGAGCATTACAAAGGGCCGAGAGGTTGGCAGCGCGAGTTCCTTCAAGAACTGGCAAACCACATTAAAGGCAACCAAGACCGGATCAACCTCGCGCTCGACCCTTTGATTTACAAAGAAGCGGTTTGCTCGGGCCGTGGTATCGGGAAAAGCGCAACTTTCGCGTTTATCAGTCACTATTTGCTGTCCACAGCCCTTGGTTCGACAGTCATTGTGACGGCCAACACAGAGGCCCAGCTAAAGACAAGGACATGGGCTGAGTTGGGTAAGTGGCTGACACTGGCCCTCAATGGGCATTGGTTCGAGAGAAATTCTCTTACAATCAAACCCGCCCCTTGGTTCGAGGTTCTTTTGGATCGTGATCTAAAAATTGATACAGGGTACTACTACGCGGCGGCCCAGCTATGGTCGGAAGAGAATCCAGACGCTTTTGCGGGTACGCACAACGTGAACGGTATAATGGTGCTTAAAGACGAGGCTTCGGGGATTCCCGCCTCTATTTGGAAGGTTACGGAAGGGTTTTTCACAGAACCTGTTTTGCATAGGTATTGGATCGCATTTTCCAACGGTCGTCGAAATACAGGGCAGTTTTTCGAGTGTTTTCATAAAGATAGGAATTATTGGAAAACACGCAACATTGACAGCCGGACGGTGGATGGGACGGAGCCATGGAGCGAGAGCTGATTATGGACGGGGGTGCGCCTTTGATTATGGGGGTTGACGTGGCGCGGTTTGGGGGCGATCAGTCTGTGATCCGTTTACGGCACGGGCGAGACGGCCGGTCCTATCCAGTTTTCAGGTACAAAGGCTTGGCGACAAACGCTTTGGGGGATATGGTGGCGGAGAAGATCGACAAGTACAAACCTGACGCTGTGGCCGTTGACGGCGGCGGTGTTGGGGGTGGGGTGGTCGATTATCTGAGGTTTAGGGGGTATAAGGTTGTTGAAGTCCAGTTTGGCGAGAAAGCCAGCGATGCCGAGAAGTATGTCAATGTTCGGGCCGAACTGTGGGGCGGCGTTAGGACGTGGCTGGATAACGGCGGGTGTTTAGACCCGAAGGATCAATCCTTGGAAAGTGACCTGAGCAACCCTGAGTATGACTTTGACGACAAAGGCAGGTATCGTTTGGAAAGTAAGGATTCCATGAAACGCCGTGGTTTGAACTCCCCAGATGACGGGGATGCGTTCGCTTTGACCTTTGCGGTGAAGGCATCGCGGAAGGACGCGCCAACAAGCCGGTCGAACGCAAGACGAGCAGAAGGGGTCGATTATCCTGTTTTTGGGTAAGAGACGATAGCTTGTTTTTTCTTTAGGGTTTTGATACGGTGAGACTATTCCCAGAATTTTCAAGCGGGGGCGCGGTTTATGGGTTGGGGAAAAGTTATAAAAAAAATTGTAAAGCCTATTGTCAAAATCGCCAAACCCTTGGTTCCGGCGGCTATTGGTTTTGCTGTTGGTGGTCCTGTTGGTGCGGCTGCGGGTTTAGGGTTTTCTTTGATGAAGGGCGGCTTGTCGAAAGCGGCCAAGGTTGCAAAACCCCAAGAGGCGGAAAAACCCCCTGAACCCCCTTCCTTGGCGTCAAAGACTGATTCTGGGCAAACTGTTTTGGAAGAAGGTACGAAAAGGGCTTTGGCGGAAGTATCTCAAGCCAGAGGCCGTGCGTCCACGATGACAGGCGCGGGAGATACCGAGGAAGAAAAGTACAACGCTCGTAAACGTCTATTAGGGTATTAAGATTATGCCATTAACTCTCCCAGGGCAAAAACGCCCATTGCCGAAGTTGACACCTCCGGCGTCTGGTACGTTTGACAAAGCCACGCAGGGTGGCCCGAAAGAAGGATTGCTCGCATTGGCTGACAATATAGCGCGGCCCAGCAATCGTTTACCGAACGGCCAGATGAAGGACTTTCAAACCAAAGCGAGAGAATCCCGAGAAAGAGCGATCCAAGAACGGCGCGGGGAGGGCACCTTTAGCAAAATGATGCAAGCGAAAAGAGCGGCCCCTGGCAGCGCGGAAAACCCAAACTATGTGGGTCTTGTCCCTACAGGTCGTATCACAACCAATCTTCCAATTCAAAGTTTGGGAAGCCCAACAGCCGCTTCTGCTCCAGCACCCGCCCCTGCTCCCGCTCCCGCTGCACCCCGTTACGAAGACCCCACAGGAACAACCCTTGGATATAGAACGAGTGCTTCTGCGGCACTTGGCGGAGGGATGGGTATGGGGGAAGATCAATACGTTGTTCGTAAACGCTTGTTAGGATATTAAGCCTGTGGACCCTTTGGAAACCAAAGCCAAAGAAATTATGACGCGCCAGCAGGCGTTGGAATCCCAGCGGCAGCCATGGGTGACGCACTGGGAAGATGTGGCAAGTTATTTGCTTCCCCGATACGCGCAGACCTTCCGGCTTGTAAACCAGAAAGGCCGGACACAGGCTGTTCAAAACACCGACAAGATTTTTGATCCAGCACCAACCTTGGCGTTGAACAAGTTTGCTGCGGCCATGGATAGTATGTTGACGCCAAGAACACAGAAGTGGCACCGGTTGCGGTCCACCGACGACACGTTGAACAGAAACGCAAATGTGACCCGCTATTTCGACGATGTCGCCCAGCGGTTGTTCAAATTTCGGTACGCACCAAAAGCCAATTTCTCTTCGCAGATGTTTGAACACTGGCAGTCAATCGGGGCATTCGGCACGGCGTGTATGTTTGTCGATCGTCTGGACGGCGGGGGTTTGCGGTATAAATCTTTGCACCTCGGAGAAGTCTTCTTCTCCGAAAATCACCAAGGTGTGATCGACACGGTGTATCGGAAGTTTTTGTTGAAAGCCTACCAAGCTGTTCGGCAATTTGGGGACAAGTGCCCCAAACCGATTCGGGAAGCGGCAGAGAACGACACGAAAAGGAATGAAGAATACACGTTCATTCATGCTGTGTACCCCAACAAGAACAAAGATTCTAAGCGCAAAGATTATAAAGGTATGGCGTATGCGTCATGCTATATCGCCTGCAACCCTTTGGCCGTGGTTAGCGAAGGTGGGTACGAAACCTTCCCGTTCCCGATCAGTCGGTACGTAACGGCTGCGGGTGAAATGTATGGCCGAAGCCCTGCGTCCGAAGTTTTGCCTGCCATTAAAGGTTTGAACGAACAGAAAAAAACTGTTCTTAAAATGGGACAACGGGCAGTCGACCCTATTCTATTGGCCTATGACGACGGCGTTGTTGGGACCGTGAATCTTCGCCCAGGATATGTCAACTACGGGGCTATAGATTCTCAAGGTCGGAAACTTGTACAGCCTTTGGATGGTCCATCCAATTTGGTTATCGGGAAAGACTTGATGGAAGACGAGCGTTCCATCATTAACGAAGGTTTCTGGGTGACGTTGTTTCAGATTTTGGTGGAAACTCCCCAGATGACAGCCACGGAAGTTATGGAGCGCGTTAAGGAAAAAGCAGCTTTGTTGGCCCCGATGATGGGGAGACAGCAAAGCGAGTGCCTTGGCCCATTGATCGAAAGAGAACTCGACATCCTCCAACGGGAGGGCGTGTTGCCCCCGATGCCGCCCGAGTTGGTGGAAGCCGGTGGGGAGTTTGAAATCATTTACGAATCCCCCCTTTCCCGTTCGATGCAAGCCGAAGAAGCATCAGGTTTTATGCGGACCTTGGAGACAGCGATCAACGTATCCCAAGCCACGCAAGACCCCGCTGCTTTGGACTGGCTGAACGTCGATGTGGCTATGCCCGAAATCGCAGACATCCAAGCCGTTCCGGCCAGATGGTTACGATCCCTGGAAGAAGTCCAGTCCATCCGTCAAAATCGTCAATCCGCTGCCGAGCAACAGCAGATGGCGGATGCTGCTCCTGCTATTGCTTCGATCCTTAAAACAACCGGTAGTGCTGCATGACGCGAACGTTTCTCGAAAAAACCAAAGAATTTCTGTTTGGCCGACAGATTGATTATCGCCGAACCTTTGAAACTCCCCACGGGGAAAAAGTCTTGGCCGATCTGGCTAAGTTTTGCCGCGCTCACGAAACCACGTTTCGCCCAGATTCTGACAGGGCAAGCGCAGTTTTGGAAGGGCGAAGAGAAGTTTGGTTACGAATCCAAGTTCATCTGAACCTATCATCCGAACAACTCTGGCAACTCTACACCCGCGCCGAATAACCGGCAGGGGTTAAAACTAAACAAAAGGACTTTTGTATTATGACCCAAGAAATGACAGCCACACCTGCGGATTCTGTAGTTTCCACCCCCGCTCCTGCGGCCCAACCCCCACACTGGATCGAAAGCATCTCAGACACAGCTTTGAAAGATTTTGCCATTAACAAAGGTTATCACCGCACCGACACGACGGAAGCCTTGCCGACGATTCTCCGGCAGTACCAAAGCCTTGAAAAATTGGTAGGGGCTGAAAAGGCAGGGAGAACGGTTGAACTGCCTGATTTTGATAATCCGGAAGCCGCGAGCAAACGAGATGCGTTTTACGAGCGTTTGGGTCGCCCTGCAAAAGCAACAGATTACGATCTGGGTTTTACCGCCGAAGAAGGTGTCGACGCTGAATTTGACAAGTGGGCACGGGAAACATTCCACGGAAACGGGTTGACAGCGAAACAAGCCAACGCTCTTGGGAAGGCGTGGGTCGACTTTGCGACGGCACAAACCCAGCAAGATGCCTTGGTAACCGCCCAAAGAGCGGCCCAAGAAGACGCCGCGTTGCGGCAACAGTGGGGCGCGGCTTATGATAACCGTGTGGCGAAAGCATCTTCCGCTGCCAAAGCCTTTGGCGTTAGCCCCGAAGCCATCGACGCCATGCAATCTGTCATGGGTTACGGGCAAGTCATGCAGCACTTTAACGCGATTGCCGAAGCCATGGGAGAACACGAGTTTGTTGGAAATGCTGATAACAATGCGTTGACCCCTTACGATGCGCAAGAAGAACTCAATAGATTTTACAATGACCCAGAAATGAGAACTGCGTGGGTGACAAAAAACCACCCCCGTCACCAAGAAGCCGTGGAAAGACATCACTATCTCCAAACCCAGAAACACGCAGGTAAAGCTGTATGATGAACGACACAGAAGCCCGTATCCGCTGCCTAGAACTGGCCGAGCGAATCCAAATGCGGGTCCATGACAATGATGTTGAAAAAATTATTGCCATGTATAAAAAACTTTACTACACTGTCTTTACAGAAGGCACTCCGGTTTCTGTTACAACGCCGGAAGAAGAGAGTAAATCCAACAGAATGGTTCCGACCAATCAAGCGGTATCGTCTTCTTCGGCGTTACAGAACAAAACAGGCAAGTGACTTTTGACTAAAAACGGATAACACCACACGAAAGTGTGGCTGCCCGTGGGCAACTCTGGGAAGACAGAGAATCTCACGGCCCCCGATTTCGAGTCGGACAAGGCCCAAAACTGTTGTCACTTAATCAACATAATGGAGCCAACCTATGTCCTATGATATCCCTATTGCCTCGATTCAGACGTACAAAGCCAACGTCGAAATGTTGCTGCAACAAAGCGGCGGTCGACTGTCTGAGTGCGTTACTATTGAAAGCGGTTTGACAGGAAAAGCTGTCAAGGTGCGCGAGCAAATTGGTGCTGTTCGTCCCACCAAGAACATGTCGCGTCACGCCGACACACCTTTAATCAGTACCCCGCACGATGCGCGTTGGCTTTACCCCAACGATTACGACTGGGCGGACTTGATTGACGATCAAGACAAACTGCGTATGATGATCGACCCGCAGGTCTATTACGCGCAGAACGCCATTGACGCTATGCGTCGGGCTCAGGACGAAGAAATCCTGATGGCCTTTTACAGTGCTTCACGGTCTGGTGAAAACGGTACGACAAGCACCGCCTTCCCTGGGGGCCAAACCATTGCGGCAACCGTGGGGGCCAGTGCTGCCACAGGTCTGAACGTGGAAAAGCTGAAACAGGCTCGTCGTTTGCTTATGGCCGCCGGTGTGGACCTGCAACGCGATCCTCTTTATTGCGCCGTCACTGCTGCTGACCACGACCGTCTGTTAAGTGAAGTCCAAATCGTAAGTTCGGATTTCAATGAAGGCGCCGCCGTTTTGAAGGAAGGTATTATCCAACGGTTCCTTGGGATCAACTTTGTTCACGTGGAATTTACAGACGCCGCAGCATACGGGGCTGCCGCCACAGTGGGTGGTACAGGTTCGCTTGTCAACGGTACCAACCAACGCCTTGTTCCTGTCTGGGCAAAATCCGGCATGGCCTTGGGTATCTGGTCTGACTTGGTGGTTGATGTTGGCCCGCGGCGAGACAAACGAAACGCCACTCAGGTTATGGTGACTGGAACCTACGGCGGAACACGTTTGCAAGAGAAAAAAGTTGTCCAAATCGTTTGTGCCTAGGAGGTTCTCATGGCTCTATTTTACTCATCTGAATCCGCCAACATTGCGGCGTTACCGGTTGTAAAGCAATCCAACGCGGGTTATGGGGCGCGTATGCAACGGTTCCGTGGAACCATTGTGTTTGCATCCCCTGCGATCACGACTGCTGACCAGATCATCGTGGCTCAAGTTCCTGCGGGTTATGCTTTTGCTTACGGGATTCTAACGTCTTCGGTATCCCTGGGAACATCCACAATCGCTATTGGTACGGCGGCAACAACCGGTAAATACCGTGCTGCTGCGGTATTCACCGCAACGGACACCCCCACCATGTTTGGGGTTGCCACAGCGGTTGGGACACAAGCGGCTTTGGCAGCGGACGAGTTGATCCAAGTTGCGGTTGGTGTTGCGAGTTTGCCCACCTCCGGAACCCTTGTGGTCGATCTCTATTTTAGCCGTCAATAAGACCTTGGTTAGGGTGCTTGCGGATTCCGTGGGCACCCAGCCACAAACGCCAAAAGAAGAGGAACTGTCATGCCTGTTCGTCGTTATAGTATCACCACTGGGTTAGGCAACCAAGATAACCAAGTCACCGAAGCCGTTGGAGCGGCTACCGTGACAACCGCTATTGAGTTGTCCGTAGAATTTGGGGCGACTGTTTTGAACGGCGGGACCGCCGCCTTAACCAAAACGGACGTTTTGATAGGTATACAGCAATTATACAATTATATCGCTGATCGTCCGTTCCCGCCTGCATAAGGAGATGATTTATGGCAAAACTGTATATCTCGGAATTTGTTACACGTGGGACCGACGCAAAAGGTCCGAATCAATTTCCTGAATTTCCGCCCATAGCCAGTCAAGTTATAGACACCGCAGCGGTAAGCGTATCGGCGTCTGTCCAACCCACCACCCGCTTTTTGCGTTTGGCGGCGGACGGCATTGTCTCTTTTGCGGTGGGAACAGCCCCAGTGGCGACAACCGCTGACGCACGTTTGCCCGCGAACACTGTGGAATACATTGACATCCCTGAGAATCAAGGTTATAAGATTTCGATTATCACCAACACCTAGTGAGAGGTTCACCCCGTCATGACCTCGCAAGTAGAAATCGTGAACCGTGGCCTTGGAAAATTAGGGGAAGATTTCATTGTTGCCTTGGATCAAGACAGTGAATCTGCACGGTGGATGAATACGTTTTATAACCCGACCCTTCGTGCGTTGCTTCGGTCCTATAACTGGCTGTATCAGTTCCAACTTCCCGCCGATTGTATCCGGCCTATTCTCCCCAAAAAAAGTGACTGGGTAGTGGAAGGAAAAAAGATTCTCACCAACGAAGGAAACACGTTGTACCTGCGGTATATCCGTATGTTGGAAGACCCGAACGATATGGACGATTGTTTCATAGATGTTTTTGCGTGTAAGCTGGCCGCCGAAGGTGCGGAGAAGATCACGCAATCCGCAACCAAACGCCAGTTGGCCGAAGCGGAATTTGTCGAGTCCATGCGCCGCGCAGCGAGGGCCAACGCCTACGAACGGATCGCGCAGGATCAGTCCGAAAGTTCTTGGGTCGATTCCAGAATCGTTGGTGTAAGCTATCCCGAAACCACAAACGCGGGGTACTAAAATTGGTCGATGTCAGTCCTTTAAAAAACAATACCAATGCGGGGGAGATTTCCCCGCTGATCGAAGGGCGTGTCGATCAAAGATCGTATGAGAACGGTCTGAAAAAATGTTTGAACTTCATTCCTTTGATCCACGGCCCATTGACCCGTCGCCCTGGCACAATGTTTGTGGCCCCAACAAAATTCTCCAACAAGACGACCCGCGTTGTACGGTTCGAGTATTCCACGACACAGGCCTATATTCTGGAATTCGGGGACCAATACGTCCGGTTCTTCCGTAACGAGGGACGGCTGGAAAACCCCCCAGGAACTCCTGTGGAAGTGGCAACCCCGTATTTGGAAGCCGACTTAGGGGGATTACGTTTTGTGCAAAGCGCGGACACGTTGTATATTACCCACCCGAAATACGCCCCCCGAAAATTGATCCGCAATTCCACGATTTCGTGGACGTTAAGCACTATCACTTTTGCTGACGGGCCATATCTGTCCATTAACCCCACAGCCACAACCTTGCACCCTACACACTCCACCGGCACGATTACCATAAACGCAAGCGCAGGCGTTTTTGTACCCACGGACGTAGGGCGGTTGGTGCGTATGCTTCACGCGGGGACATGGGGGATCGCGACAATCACCGGCTACACAAGTGCCACATCTGTGACCGCCGTTGTGAACAGCGCGTTAGGCGGCTCGAGCGCGACGACTTTATGGCGTCTGGGGTTATGGAGTGAGACGACCGGCTATCCGTCTTGCGCGACGTTTTATGAGGACCGTTTAATGCTGGCGGGGTCTCCTGGGTTTCCGGACCGTGTGTGCGGGTCGAAGTCTTCTGACTATGAAAACATGGCCCCTACAGACCCGACGGGTCTTGTGGCGAGTAACAGCGCAATATCTTTCACGTTGAACGCAACAGATGTCAACGCTATTTTCTGGATGGTTGGGGACAGCAAAGGTTTGTTGGTGGGTACCGCCGCTGGGGAATGGGTTATATCCCCAAGTTCTTTGGGGGAAGCCTTGACCCCCACAAACGTTACCGCCAAACGTGTAACAAAATATGGATCAAAGAACATCGCCCCTGTTCAAACAGGAAAAGGTGCGGTGTTGGTGCAACGCGCAGGGCGTAAACTTCGGGACTTTGCCTATAACTGGCAGGTGGACGGG